CTCCTTATAATTTTTATATTCTTTTATTAATTTCTCTGATGGATGCCACACGTCAACTGCTGAATGGCATTTAGGACACGAAAGATTACTAACTATATCATAGTCTTCGTTATCTTCGGTATCATGGTCGCCACCCCATATCAACTCAGTTCCACAGTGCCAACAATTCATTATTTTTTACCTTTTGTATCTTTCATTGTTTTAATTTCTAATTCACAGTAATGAATTATTTTCTCAAGGTCTTGTATTCCCGCTTTGTTTTTATAGCGACAAACATATTTTATAACATTCCCTTGAAAAAAAGAAAGATCGTTTTTAGAAATAAATTCATATGGTTGAATATGAAAATCTTTGTAATGTGATCCTCCAATTTGTTTATCTTGTGGAAATGAATCTTTAAATATATCTTTATGTGTCATTTTAATACCTCCATTATATTAATTACAAAAAAAGTTAGTGCTATTGTTATAAATATATCTGATGTTATCATCATAGTTTGTACTCGTTTCTTTTTAAGTTAGCTTTTAGTTTATATAAATTATTTCTGGCTCGTGTTATTCCCACATACCAAACTCTATGTTCTTCGTCGTGTTTATCTATACTTTTAAGCATAGCTTTTTTTATTTTATTACCTATGTCTAGACATAAAATTACATTATCTTCTTCACCACCTTTACTAGCATGAATAGTTGATATAGATATTCTAGCGTCTTCATCTAAATTCTCTCCATTATCAATCATATTTTTTATATAAAATTTTTCTTTTTCATCAGCCTCTTGAAATGCATCAAACCATTCAACTTGATGATTCCATTTTTCACTTCCTATAAATTCATTTATATCTTTAATATCTTTTTCTTCTAATATTTTACCCATACACCAATAAGTATATTTCATAGCAGCTTTATATAATCTGACCTTAAAACTTTTTTCTTTTTTAACTTTAAAATATAAATTTCTTTTTATTAGTTCTTCTTTAATAGAACTTAATCTTGAAAGAGTTCTAGTCAATATTAACCACTTACCTGTATTTAAATCTATTTGATCTAGATTATTTATATTTTCACTACTACCTTCAAAATCTCTAGGATAATAATTTTTATCTTTTCTTACACCTAAAATTTTACTAATTGGTATATCTGATTCTTCTTGAATAGTTTTAGATATTCTTTTTGAATACTTCAATACTTTTTCTTTTGCAGGTTCTTCTATAAATCTTTCCACATTAGCACCAGCCCAAGCATAAATAGCTTGGTCATCATCTCCTGCTAAATAAATATCATCTGCACATTCTTTTAATTTATCATACAACTGCCATTGTAATGGAGATAAATCTTGTGCTTCATCTATAAAAATAACTTTAAATTTAGGAAGGTTTTGTTTGTTTATTAAATTTTTAATCATGTCATTGAAATCTAATAACTTTCTTTTTTCTTTATATACTTTTAAATTGTCATCAATGTATTTTAATAAATGCCATTTTATTTCTTTACTATTATGTTCGTTTCTATCAAACTCTTCTCTAATATTAACATCTCTGTTCATAGCTTTACCTATCATTTGAAAGTAAGGACTATCACAATTTAAATAAGACACTTCTTCTTTGTTATATTTATCATGGTACTTAACTTTTATATTTAAAAGTTTACCTAATTCTTCATAATGAAAAGGTTGCATTACATCTTCTTCATTTAATGTTAATTGATGATACGCAAAAGAATGTAACGTTTGAAAGTACGGAAGTTTTTTATCTTCTGCAGGCATTCTATTTTTAGCTTCTGTAGCTGCTTTTTTAGTAAAAGCAAAGTAACCTATTTTATGTAATGGTGTACCAATTCTTACATAAGCTTTAGCTCTGGATATTAGTTTATATGTTTTACCAGTACCTGGTGGTCCATAGTATTTATATATCATTAAACAATATCCTTTTCGTCTTCTATATCTACAATTTCTTCAACATCTTCTTCTTCTTTTTCAAAAAGATATAATGGTATTACTGCACAGCCTCTTACACCTGGGTATGCTTTACCTGTTTTTTTATCTTTACCCGGATATCTTTTTCTTTGATCAAATTCAGGTTTAGGTTGACCTTCATATTCTTCTTTTTCAAATAACTTTTCAATCATGTGTGAAGTTCTAGAAGAATCTTTTTTCCATTCTCTATCTTTTAAATAACTAAAAAATTCATCATAAACAAAATATGCATAGACCTCATCTTTAAAAACGTTTCCACTTTTAAATGAATGATAGTTAGTTGCTTTTGTTTCATTAATAAAATTAGTTAAATATTTCGTTAGTATCTCATAAGGCCTGGTCCCTGGAGCCGGTTGCACTATATCTATAGTAGTTAATAAAGCTTTTTGTATTTCGTAAAAGTCCATAGCTTTTATTGGAGGAGGAAGTATGTCTGCTTGAGCCATAATCAAACCACGCATTTCTTTTATATCTTTTATTTTATTTACATCTTTTGCATGAATTGGAACTGTTTCTCCATCATCTCTTTCAACAGTAAAATAATATTCTGGATCAGGTTTAAAATCTATTTTTTGTAAATTTCCTAATACCGGCCAACTAGCTTTAGCTTCACTTGTTATTCCAAATTTTCTTTTAACACATTCTGATTTAACACAAACAATATTAATTGGGTCTTGATGACAAGTATGACCTGCAGTTGGTTTGTCCCAACTTTTTATTTTTTGTTTTACATGATCATCTGTCCAGTTTTGATCAAACTTAAAATAATTTCTAGCTGCTTCTAAAACTTTATTCTTCCAATTGTCAGAGTATTTCTTTTTAGCAAACACCATGTAGTTATATAAAAATCTATCTCTATTATCTGTCATTATTTCTTTTGTTAAAATACCCAAACAAGGTGGACCATCTTTAAATTCATCTGCACCACCCGTTAATTCGTCTTGAACTATTTTTTCTTTTATAAAAGTTAATTGTTCTTTTTTAATTTTATTTAATTCAACACATTGTAAAAATGTATCTAATGACATTTCAGTTCCATCTGGATTTAATGCAACTCTTTCTACTTTATTAAAATATGGAAGATTAATAAAGTTACCATTCATTTTTTGTCCATCAGTATTGGAACCTAGTTTAGTTTGTTTAGGAAATATTTCTGTTTTAATTGTAAGATTAAATAAAAATAATACTTGTTCTAAAAATTCTTTTATTTCTAATGCTTTAACTGGTTCTTTTGTAAATACATATAAATGTAGTCCATTACTTTTTGATTTTATAGGAATAATTGGAAGTTCTTTTTTTTGAATTACATCTAAATAAAATTTTATATCAAAATTTTTATATATTTTAGGATCTATATCTATAGCACCAAAACGAGCAAAATTATTATCATCACAAGGTTGAATACCTATAGATTTTTTTCCTTCTAAATGTTCTTCGTAATCTTTTTGAGTAATTGATTTGCCGGCCCAACCATAATCACCAGAATTAAATTTTATTTTACCTGTCTGTGGATCTTTATATCCTTTTGCAATATTACAAAATCCAAAATCTCTCTGCAAACCAGTAAAACAATCCGTAAATTGATTCATTTCTATTCCTTATTCTTTATTTTTTATTATGTGGGCGAACACAGTCTCCCGTATCCGCCCATTCTCCGAAGTATTCACTTAGTGAATTATACAATATCCTCAGTTTGAGGTTTGTTGCTTTTCTCATATTCAGGTTTAGCAGAACCTTTAGACACAGTTTTTTGTAATTCCTGTGCCATTACATATAAGTCAGCATCCTCTTTATTGGATACATCTAATGCTCTGTTCATAGATGGTTTGTAGACATGCCAGCTTTTACTTCCTGCAATCTTACCCACAGTTTTTAAATTATAAACTGCTGCATAAGCTGCTGGATTGTAAACACCTTTGTCATCTTTAAATCTAAGATTTTTAATCAACTGATTTAATTCTCTCGCAGGTGTTAAGTTAGATGATCTCATAGTAATTACCGCAGGTCTAGGTTCATCACCTAAAACTATTACATAAAAGTATGCAGTTTTTTCTAAGTAGTTACCATTTGACAATCTCCACTTACCATTTCTCTCTTCTTGAGCATCCTCAGGAATAGATAAATGTGTTGTGACAGGAGGCGCTGCTGTGTCCCCCATCTCTTGCCATTCTGGATATCTTGTTTGCACATGTGCAACAATAATATCCACACCTTTTTCACCATCCATTAATGTACCTAAACCTTTAGCATAAATCATACCAGGCTTGGAACCTTCTACGAATTTAGCATTAGTTGTATTACATTCAGGGGATAGTTGATGTAGGATTTTCAAGATCGGAGTTGACATATCGTCCGATTTGATTTCTTCACTACCTCTTCCAGAGTCTCCTCTTAGATTGATAGTAGATAATGCACCTGCATTATCTTTCTTAGTCATAGCATTTGTATTAGCCATATATTTCTCCTTATTACTTATTATTTATTTTTTATTTTTAATAGAAGTTTGATTTCCATCAAACGTCCAGAATAGTTCTGATGGAACTTCACGACCTTTGTCTTTCCATTCCTTCATAACTACTTTGAGTGTCTGAGGGTGAACTTTCTCCTCTTGGATAGGTTCATACCCTTCAGACCTCGCAAGGGTAGCATAAGCTACAGCCTTGTTATCTTCGCCTTGGCCAAATGATACAATAATATTATTTTTTACTATATCACCTAAACCTTGGTCACGAAGCCATTGATGTGCCTCAGCTTTTTTGTCTGCTTTTATAGTGGCACCATAAATATCTTTTATAGTTAATTCTGAACCATCTCTCAATTTTAGAGATTTTAAGTTCATGTCTTCCATTAACTTTGGAATAACTATACAACTAAAATGTTTTTCATCATTCTTTAAATCTTTAGCACGATCTTCTAAAGATTTTATTTCTGATTGAATTGATTTTAATTTCTCAACTTCTGTTGATAATTTTTCCGGATCTAAAACATCTGTTTGATCTGGAGCATCTTTTCTTAAGTCTACTAACATATATTAACTCCTATTATTTTTATCTTTTTAACTTTCATGATGGAATAATAATAGCTATTAAGCTATTTGTCAAGACTATTTTTGAAATATATTTATTTCTATAGGATAATAAGTTTTTTCTTGTCTGTCCCATTTTAGTAATTTAAATTTACCATTAGTCATTTCTGCAGCAATTGCACAAGTAACCCCAATAATTGCAGGGTCACCATTTAATAATAAATAATCATCTTCTGTAAAATTTTTTAAGTTTTTGTCTAATACTAAAAATAAAAGGTCCTGGTGAAAACATCATTTGTTCTAATGCTCTAAACATTATCTCAATTTCTCCATATTTTTTAGCACCTATAATATTATATTTAGGTTGACCTGTTTCTCTATCCAAAGGGATATCTTGTAATAAATAAACTTTGCTCATTGACTTTTTCCTTTTTTTAAAGTAGTATTCTATTTAGAAAGAAAAGTAAAGTATATTATGGATATTATAAATTATAAGTTTAAGACTAAACCTTACGAACATCAATTAGATGCATTAAAAGCATCTTGGGATAAAGAAAATTTTGCGTACTTCATGGAAATGGGTACAGGTAAATCTAAAGTATTATTAGATAATGCCGCTATATTATATGATAAAGGCCAGATAAATGGCCTCCTTCTTATTGCACCTAAAGGTGTTTATAAGAACTGGTATGATCAGGAGGTGCCTATACACTTACCTGATCATATCTATAAAAAAATGGTGTTATGGAAAACATCTGACAAAAGTAAAAAACAAAAACAAATTTTAAATACTTTGTTTGAAACAGGAACTGATCTTCATATTTTAATTATGAATGTTGAATCTTTTTCATCTGGTAATGGAGCAGAGTTTGCACAAAAATTTTTGTCGTGTCATAAATCAATGATTGCAATTGATGAAGCAACTACAATTAAAACTCCAACTTCAAATAGAACTAAAAATATTTTATCTTTAAGAGAGAATGCTAAATACAGAAGAATACTTACGGGTTCACCTGTGACAAAAAGTCCATTAGATTTATTTAGTCAATGTGCATTTCTTGATCCCTGGCTCCTGGGGCATGATTCTTATTGGACTTTTAGATCTAGATACGCAAAAATGAGAAAAATAGAGGTTAATGGAAGAAGAGTTGAAATTGTTGTAGGATATATGAACTTAGGAGATTTATCTGATAAGATAAAACCATTTTCTAAAAGAATATTAAAAGAAGATTGTTTAGATTTACCTGAAAAAAGTTATGTCAAACATTATGTTGAACTTACTCCAGAACAAAAAACAGTTTATTCTCAAATGAAAAAAGAAGCAATAGCTTTTTTAGATGGTAAAATGCAATCGTCAGCAACTGTTATGACTCAATTAATGCGACTACATCAAATTACTTGTGGACATTTTACTGCAGATGATGGTACCATAAAAGATTTACCTTGTAGCAGGCTTGGTGAATTAATGAACATACTTGAAAACGTAGAAGGTAAAACTATTATATGGTCTCACTATACTCATGACGTAAGAAGAATTATAGCTGAAATTAAAAAAGTATATGGAGATGACTCTGTCGTAGATTATTATGGTGCAACAGATACAGATGCAAGATCTGAAAATATAAAAAAATTTCAGACAGATGATAAGTGTAGATTTTTTGTAGGTACTACTCACACAGGTGGTTATGGTATTACTTTAACTGCTGGAAGTAATATGATTTATTTTTCAAATGGTTATGATCTTGAGAAACGTCAACAATCAGAAGCACGTATTGATCGTATTGGTCAAACAAGAAAAATGACTTACATAGATATAATGAGTCAAGATACTATTGATGAAAGAATTGTAAAAGCTTTACGAGAAAAAGTTAACATTGCCAATACAATTATGGATGAAGACTTTAGAGAATGGATATAGCGATCATAGTCCCCACTACAATCAATCCCGACAACTGAGTGCCCAACCTCCCAAAAAACTACAGTTTTTCAAATAAAATAACTATGATAGCAAACATACCACCTACTAAAGCTGTCATTGCATAACGCATATGATTTTTAATTTCTTTTATATCGTTCTCTATACCTGAAATTTTTTGATGAGTTTGTTTTTGCATAATTCTACAAAGTTTTTCGTGCGATTCTATTTTTTCTAGTGCTAAATCTTTTTTGGGCATTATGTTGTAATTCCTCTTGAACGTAATCTAATTTGTTTTTCTTCTTCAGATAATAATGCATTTTCAACTGGCGTCAATCCATTTGACATAGCAGTTGTTGTATTACCTGGTAAAGAACTTGTTAAAATTTGTGAACTAGGCATTGGTTGTAAAGCCAAAGGTGGTGTTTGAATTGTTTCTTCTAAGTAATTTCTAACATTTAAATTCCAAGAACTGTTTAATCTTGTTTTTCTAAAATCTCTAAACATTCTTCTTAATGTAGGAGCTACTTGTCTATAAACATTTGTTTCTCCAAGATCTCTTGCAATCTCTCTAAATTTTTCTTCTATATCTGCTGATGGAAAATAAGGTTGAAATCTACCTCTATCTAAATTTGAAAAACCTTCATCACTAATTTGTCTATCTTTAAATTCTCTTTGAAGTTCACTTCTCCTTAAACCTAAAACACCTGCCGCTTTTAAATCATTATACATATTTTGTGATACATCAAACCTTGCTTTATTAGATTTAAAAAATCTATCAATAACATCATTAGGATCAATTCTTCCACCTTTTAATAATCCAAAATATCCACCTGTAAATTCTCTTCTAGCATTTCTAATACCAGTTTGGTATGCAGAAATTTTAAAACCCATGGCTTTTTGTGGATCTACTTTAATAGGCCTGAATCCCATAAACCCTGCTAACTCCGGACCTATTTCTAATTGATCTCCTCTTTTAGTAGGAACACCAAAACTTGCTTGACCTAATCTTTGAAACTGTCTGTAAGATGGTGCAAGAGCTTCTCCTAAATGTCTAAATTGAATTGACATTTTATCTCCTAATGCAGTTTGATCTGTATATAATAATCTACCGTCTTTAGTTCTTCCACCTCTAACTGTTAAATCACCCATAGCTTGAGTCCAAATAGATTCACCTATAAATGGATTCATAATTTCTGATGATGCTTCACCAACTCCTGATGCAAGACTAGCTAATAATTGTTTATCATTCATTTCTCCATCAGAAATATTATTTAATAATGTTCTTAATGGTCTGGCCATTACATCATAAGCATTACTGTGACTAAAATCTATATATCTTAATTCACCATCTTCATCTTTAATTGGAATTAAAGTTGAGTTCTTAGACCAGTCTGGAACAAATCTTCTTAATGCATCCATTTCTTCTTCAGTTACATCATACATGGCTTTAGCACCTTCGGTTAATGCTACCGGTACACCTGCTGTAAATGATCCTAAACCAACTATTCTTTTAAAACCATCTGCATAGAATGGATTATCATTTTTAACTAACTGTCCAGTAGCTTCATCCATTACATATGGAAGCATATTACTACCAATAGTTTTTTTAGAGTGTTTCATTTGATTAATACCAAGCTGGGCTATGTTAGTAGATGTTCTAATCATCTCAGATGGAAACGACATAAAATTACCTATAGGTAATAATCTCGATGTTCTAACAGCTGAACCTACAAATTCATAGTTTGGAACTGTATTCTTAACTATATCCGAAGACATTTTCTTTAATGCAAAGTCATCTAAAAATTCTTGGTAGTCTCCTTTAAAACCTGTCTTTTTAGCTTTATTAAATCTATCAAATAACTCCTCTTCATTAATATACTTTAAAGAATCTCTTGGAATTTTTTGACCTGCTTTAAGATAGCCATTTTTTAATTTAGATTTTTCCATTATGTAACTAGCTATTTTAAACGTATCATC